CTAGCATACACACGTTTTCTACCAGCCATTGTATGGGGGTTTTCAGGTCCGTGTTGTTATGAGACCCACTTACCGCCATCGGTCTCTATTTATAGATGTGGAGGGAGGCTACGTTTCGATTCACACTACGTTGGTGAAATACTGTCCCATACGGCTCCACTCCATTTAATATTTTTAATTATGTGGGGTCAGTCCTAAAGTTTCTTCCCCCTTAAGAATCCCCCATCTTCAAATTAACAACACAAAGACAAATTCATAAACTGCCGAAATTTTTAGATTTCTTTATTCACTTTTAGATACACACATACATAGTATAATATTACATTTCAATGCAATCAATCCTTCTCATGAGAGCAGGTAATTGAGCATTAAGTTCTCCTCCAAATTGAAAAATTTGGTTAGGATGAAAATTAGAAGTTACAATGAAATTAACAGCATACAATGGCAACATACCACCTTTTGATTCAACAACACACTTATAACGATCAAACCAACGAAGCAAATGATTAATATCAATCCCATTAGGACCAAAATCATCAATTATTACATCCTTTTCCAAAGCATACCCTGACCACCACTTGGTTCGGGGTTCTTTGATGAATGCATCTGGTAATTCTGAATGTGCTCTTCTTGACTTACCAACACCGGGTTCTCCATAGTACCATTTGACTGAAATAGCATCTCGTGAAATGGGAGGTTGGACTGCGAAATAGTTTCGTAACAGGTTATGTCCGGAGAAGTACCACGTTCCGGGCTCTTCTGAAGCGAACTGAACCATTCCTGAGCGTCCTGATCCCATGTGGGAACAGAATGCACTTGCCAATTCAGATCGAGTATTAGATTTCTTAGGTTTTGTTCCATACTCGATGAAGTTTCCACCTTTTGAGCAATAAGCTCTATTAGCGTCTGCTGAACCTGCAGCGACTTCGATATGGCAGCGAGGGAGATATCGATTCTTGATTGAATTGAATTGAAGTGCTCTCTTAAAGAGACAATATCCCTGGAGGTGCGGAGTTCCAGACTCTCCAACCTCTTTTCCAATGATTGCATATAAGCATTCATCTGAGAGCTTTCCACAGATCTCTTCATATTCTTCAGAAGTATAATTATTAAGGGTAAAGCAATAAGCTTTTTTTGGAGTAGGCATGATACAAATGAAAACATATTGAAAGAATTTATAGACAACGAGGGGGGGAGAAGGGGTAATACTAACCCTTCTCCTTCCCCTATTTTATTAATAAACAGACGTGCACGCCAATACATACAAAAGTAAACGATAATATTAAGTAGTATCACCAACAAACGACATATTATAATAAGTAGTTGCCACGATAGTTCTTGCAACATTTGACGAAGTCGTGCCTAATGTCACCAACCAAATATATTCACTAATAGTCGCAGCATATTCCGTCTGATCAATCTTTTGAACTGGCATCCTTCTTTCTATAGTATATACGTCACCATCACGAATTAAGTAATTCTTTTTCATTAGAACTTTTCCAATATTTGTTTGAAAATCTTGAACTAATGTCGGATCCCATCCAACTCTAACAGTCGAAGGAACATTAGTTGTACTAAACCCTTTCGACGTACGAACTAAATAAACAGTAACGTTTATAGGATCTTTATCAACATCCAACGCATCTGGTGTATTAGTTAACCTAATACCATACATACCACCACGAACAGTTATATCACTATTACTTTGAAATACTGGCATAGCACCACCATCAGGATTAATTGCACCTCCAGCTGTCACAAAAAAAGCAGCACCAGCAAATCTTCTACTAGTTTGTAACGAAACACCCATAGTTTCAGAAGTTACACCAGGTGTAGATAGAACAGAACTAGCAGACCAATTAGATCTATAATGTGTTTGTGCAATAGAAGATGTCCACAATAAATTATTATATCGTTTACGACTAAAACGCCTTTTCTTAAAACCAATACCACCACCACTGAATGAATTTGAACTAATTTGCGATTGTTTACGACCAACACGTCTATACTTCCGTTTAAATGTTCTTTTCATCCTCTTAGCCCTAGTATTCATACTAGGTCTAGCATACACACGTTTTCTACCAGCCATTGTATGGGGGTTTTCAGGTCCGTGTTGTTATGAGACCCACTTACCGCCATCGGTCTCTATTTATAGATGTGGAGGGAGGCTACGTTTCGATT